GGTATTAAATTTTCGGGGAGGGATTTGGGGAGGGCTTGTGAAATCTTATAAGTCACTTATAAGATTATTGGGTGCACAAATTACAGGCACAAAAAAGCCCCAATTAAGGGGCTTAGATGTTAACGCGTTTACTAGGTTAATTTAACTCCTACAATTTCAAGAGCCTCTTCGATAGTGCCCTGAAGAGCAACAAAGTCGAATCCGTTTGGCTCGTCGTCACCTTGCATGATTGCAACCGTGTTGGTGAGCTGAACGATGATTTTCTCTTGCATGGTTTTTGCGGTGTCGCCTTTTTCCTTTTTAGCTTTCTCCGCCTTTTTCTTGGCCGCCGCGTCGGCTTTAGCTTTGGCTACTTTTTTCTGGACCGACTCAGGCTCGCATTTTAGCAGTTGGTTACCTAACGACAACATGTAGGGACCAGCCATCGCAGTAGCCGTGGCGCGAAAGTCCTGAAACGCTTTGAGTTCCTTACCCGCTAACAATTCCTTCTCAGCGAAAAAATCGGCTTTCGGCATTGTCGCCATTTTCCGCGTGGCGGGGTCCTTAATCGTTTGGAGTGCAAGGAATTTAATACCGGCCCATTCCTCTTTATTGAGCCGCGTAGTTGACGCGATGCAATCAGTGTGCCGAAAGCCCGCTTTGTAAACGGCTAACGCCATTTTTCCGCGTTTTTCCTCGCTGTCACTTTCATGCGTAAAAAATGCTTTCGCCGCTGTCAAAGCTAACTTTAGATCCAACGTAGTAGCCGTGGCTTTTTTAGTAGTCTTGGCTTTTTTAGTGGTCTTGGCTTTTTTAGTGGTCGTGGTTTTTTTAGTAGTCATATCTAAGGTTCTCTTTTTAATGTTGGGCGTCAGTGCCCGATCGCGAGGCGTAAGTGCCCCGACTTGTCAACCATATTACCAGATCGTATGCCTATGTCAAACACGTTAATACATGGGCGTTAACCGTAGAGTATCGCTGGGCATTGTAGGGTATCGCTGGGCATGAATAGAGATTCTTATAAGTTACTTATAAGAAAATGAAAGCACCTATTCTAACAGGTTGACCGAGGGGTCTAACAGGTTGACCGAGGGGACTAACAGGTTGACCGAGGGGCGGCAAGGCAAAAACAAACCTAGGCAAGACCCACCCTACCCCCATACCCGCGTCTACAGTTTGGGACTCCTACTATCGTTACTATTACTAATTCAGACTAATAAATACCTGTTTTTTCATTTTGCGCTCCCTAGGGGACCACCCCCCTTCTTTATAAACAGCCCCCAAAAAAATTTTTTGTTTCCAAAAATTACAATCCTTGAACATCTATCAACTTTGAGTTACATTCACCCCTTCGGTTAACCTCCTGCAAGCACGATAGGGTTTAAGTAAGATGACGATAGAGCTTCAAGTTGACAGAGGCGTACCTCTTTTAGACGATGAACCGTTTTGTGATCTAAGAGTGAGAGTTGCTGCCGCCTGTGAAACAGTTAACTACCTTGCGGCGGTTGATGATAGTGCCCACCCCCACCTAGAAACCAAAGCCTCCGCTGCTGATGCGGATTTAGCGGTAGAACTAGCGCGAGAATATGCGGAAAATCCAGAAAAAGCGTCAAAAAAAGTGTCACGGAAGCGTATAGCGAAGATGACCCCCGCCTCATTAGTACTTACTAACTCTATTCTGGAGGAATTCGGCACATCGGTAGCGGAATCGGCAACACAAATACGACATTTGGTCACTAATAAGCTGATTTTGGAAGCAGATAACCCCGATGCCAAGGTCAGACTCCGTGCTTTAGAGTTATTAGGGAAAATATCAGACGTTGGGCTGTTCGCAGAGAAGTCTGAGGTCACGATAACGCATCAGAGCACTGATGATCTACGGGCAAACCTACGCAAGAAGTTGGAAAAACTGGTTAAAGAGGTAGAACCCGACCTTCTTCCTAATAATGTTGAAGATGCGGAGTGGGTTAACCCCCAAGAGCAAGAACCTGTTGCCGTTGAGTTTGAGGGAACGGTGATAGACGTAGAGGCAGAGATGTACGGAGAGCCTGAATGAGCGAAGCCGTAGCCCTTGACTTCTCCGACGAAGAAATTGCGGTGATGTTAGACAATCTTGATGAGTATACCCCTGATGAGGTGATCGAGATTGAAAAGATGGTAGATGAGCTAGCAAATAGGAGGGCAAACCAGCTTGCATTTGACGACCTGATTGAGTTCTGTAAGGCAATGATGTCTGACTTCATTGTTGGTAAGCACCATAGGATTCTTGCTGATATGCTCATGGCGATTGAGGCTGGTAATAAAGATAGAGTATGCGTTAACATCCCACCACGTCACGGCAAATCGCAGTTGGTCTCTATATTCTACCCAGCTTGGTTTTTGGGGCGTAATCCAGATAAAAAAGTAATGATGGTGTCACACACCACTGATCTGGCGGTAGATTTTGGACGAAAGGTGCGAAACCTAATCGCTACAGACGCTTACAAAGCTATTTTTCCAGCGGTACGCCTTGCTGCGGATTCTAAATCAGCGGGTCGGTGGAACACCAACGTAGGTGGGGAGTACTATGCGACAGGCGTAGGCTCTGCTCTGGCAGGACGTGGTGCTGACCTACTGTTGATTGACGATCCTCACTCTGAGCAGGATGTAATTAACGGAAACTTTGCCGCTTTTGCTCGGGCCTATGATTGGTACACGTTTGGTGCGCGTACTCGTCTTATGCCGGGAGGAAGAGTAGCTATCATACAAACACGTTGGCATCTGGATGACCTTACAGGGCGTGTGGTTAAAGACATGGCACAGAATGACCGCGCCGATGAGTTTGAGGTAGTTGAGTTTCCCGCCATACTTGATGTTGATGATAAAGACACAGGCAAACCCGTACAGAAACCGTTATGGCCTGAGTTTTTTGATTTGGAAGCATTGCTACGAACTAAAGCGTCAATGCCTGTATTCCAATGGAATGCTCAGTATCAACAACAACCAACGGCAGAAGAGGCCGCGCTCGTTAAACGGGAGTGGTGGCAGATATGGGAAGGGGAAGAACCTCCTAACTGTGAATACATTATCATGTCGCTAGACTCTGCTGCGGAAAAACATAACAGGGCCGATTATACTGCGCTGACCACGTGGGGGGTTTTCTTTAACGAAGAAAAAAACGCACACCACATTATTTTACTTAATAGTATTAAGCAGCGGTTAGAGTTTCCTGACTTAAAAGATTTGGCGATGGATGAGTACGACGAATGGGAGCCTGACGCGTTTATTGTAGAAAAGAAGAGTTCTGGTGTAGCATTGTATCAAGAGATGCGTCGAATGGGGTTACCAGTGCAAGAATTTACCCCTCATAGAGGAAGTGGTGATAAGCTAGCGCGACTAAATTCCGTTGCGGATATTGTAGCGTCAGGACTTTGTTGGATGCCTGAAACACGTTGGGCAGAAGAAGTGATTGAAGAGATAGCTGGGTTCCCTTTTGCGAGTAACGATGATTTAGTTGATAGTACTGTAATGGCCCTAATGAGATTTAGGAACGGCGGGTTCATACGCCTACCAAGTGACGAGCCTGATGAGGTTAAATACTTTAAAGGCAACCGAACAAAACGATATTACTGAGAGCATAAACTATGGCAATCGAGAAAAGTTTGTACGCTGCACCAGAAGGTTTGAACGAACTTGACGGGTCTGGAGAAGGATTAGAGATTGAGATTGTAGATCCAGAGATGGTGACGTTATCTGATGGATCTATGGAGATCACACTCATCCCTGATAATAATGTAGATGATTTGATGGGGTTTGACGCTAATCTTGCTGAAGCCCTAGATGATGGCGAACTACAAGGCTTAGCAGAAGACCTTATAGGGTACATAGATGCCGATACTGATAGTAGGAAAGATTGGGCTGACACCTTTGTTAAAGGGTTAGATGTGCTCGGGTTTAAATACGAAGAACGCACTGATCCTTGGGAAGGTGCTTGTGGTGTGTACTCGACGGTACTGGCTGAAGCAGCAATACGATTCCAAGCGGAAACCATGAGTGAAACATTCCCAGCGGCTGGCCCCGTACGTGTAAAGGTGTTAGGAGAAGAGACTCCAGATAAAGCCGAAGCCGCTGATAGGGTGAAGGCTGATATGAATTACGAGTTGACGGAGCGGATGGTCGAGTACCGCCCCGAGCATGAACGGATGCTCTACAGCCTAGGGTTAGCAGGGTCTGCGTTCAAAAAAGTGTATTACGATCCAAGTTTAGGTCGTCAAGTCGCCATCTATATACCCGCAGAAGACGTGATTGTGCCTTATGGTGCGTCTCACATAGAGACGGCTGAGCGTGTTACTCACGTCATGCGAAAAACTAAGAATGAACTAAAGAAGCTCCAATCTATGGGGTTTTATCGAGACGTTGATTTAGGTAGCCCAGAACCTTACCACACGGATATAGAGAAGCGTAAAGCGGAAGAAGGTGGTTACTCGATAACAGATGATGATCGGTACGCTATCTTTGAAGTACACGCTGATCTTGTTATTCCCGGTATTGATGAGGATGAAGAGGAGATTGCCAAGCCTTACGTAGTGACTATTGAGCGTGGCACTAATAACGTCCTAGCAATTCGTAGGAATTGGTCGGAAGAAGACCCCCTGATGCTAAAGCGCAATCATTTTGTTCATTATGTGTATGTGCCGGGGTTTGGGTTCTACGGTCTTGGTTTGATTCATATCATTGGTGGATACGCGCAAGCGGGTACGTCTATCATTCGCCAGTTAGTAGACGCGGGTACGTTATCTAATCTTCCGGGGGGCTTGAAATCTCGTGGGCTACGTATTAAGGGAGATGATACTCCGATAGAACCGGGGGAATGGAAAGACGTTGATGTACCCTCTGGGGCTATACGAGATAATATCATGCCGCTCCCATACAAGGAGCCAAGCCAGACATTACTACAACTCCTTAACCAGATAACCGTTGAGGGTAAACGGTTAGGGGCCATTAGCGACATGAACATCTCTGACATGTCTGCTAACGCTCCTGTGGGGACAACGCTGGCCTTGTTAGAACGTACTCTGAAGCCTATGGCAGCGGTACAAGCCCGTGTGCACTACGCAATGAAGCAAGAGTTTAAACTACTTAAGCTAATTATGTCGGAGTATGCAGCGAATGAGTATGACTATATACCCGAAAGAGGTGAGGTCAGTGCTCGTGTAGCAGACTACATGATGGTAGAAGTTATTCCTGTCAGTGATCCGAATAGCTCGACAATGGCACAACGGGTAGTGCAGTACCAAGCGGTACTTCAAATGAGCCAATCAGCCCCACAGATATACGATTTACCGCAGTTACACCGACAAATGATTGAAGTACTAGGAGTCAAAAATGCGGATAAATTAGTGCCTGTTGAGGATGACGTTAAACCTATTGATCCAGTTAGTGAGAATATGAACGCGTTAACAGGTACGCCCATTAAAGCCTTTATTCATCAGGATCATACCGCTCATATCGCTACACACCAATCATTTATGCAAGACCCAATGGTCGCACAGATGATTGGGCAGAACCCACAGGGACAGCCTATTATGGCGGCTTTACAAGCTCACTTATTTGAGCATTTAGGGTTCCAGTACCGTAAACAAATAGAAGAACAGCTTGGAACACAGTTACCTTCACCCAATAAAGAATTACCTGAAGATATAGAAGTGACACTGGCGAAGTTGTTGGCCCAAGCGGGTACGCAGTTAACCCAAGCAAATCAACAAAAACAAGCTCAACAACAAGCTCAACAACAAGCGCAAGACCCTATATTCCAGTTACAACAAAAAGAAGTGGCTATTAAAGAACAGGAAGTACAACGCAAAGCCGCTAAAGACGCGGCAGATTTGCAAATACGAGCGGCTGAACAAGACCGCATTTCGCAAAAAGAAGCGATTGATGCTGCGATTAAAACAAAACAGTTAGGACTAGATGCTCAAGAACTGGAGCTAGATGCTCAGAAAGAAGGGCTACGTATGGCTACGCAAACAACAAAAGACCAAGATAAACTCAATCTTGACTTGTTACGGCTTATGGATCAACAGAAGAGTGAATAATGGCTAAAACCGTCTTAGACGTGCTTAAAGATAGAATCGAGGTAGATAAAGCCTCTGCACTACAGTTTCTGGGTAATGGGGGAGCTAAAGATTTCGCCCAATACAAAGAAGTTACAGGTATGGTTCGGGGTCTCGAAACCTGTATAAACTACGTAGAAGACCTCTCGCGTAATATGGATAATGATGATGAGTGAAGCTGAAATTTTAACCGATGAACAATTAGAGAAGTTACTCCCTGTACCCGTAGGCTATAGAGTACTTATAGCTCTACCGCAAATAGAAGAAAATTTCCAAGACAGTGACCTCCTTAAAGCGTCTCAGACGAGGCATGAGGAGCACATTATGTCTATTATCGGGTTGGTAGTAGATATGGGGGATCAGGCGTATGCTGATAAAGATCGCTTCCCTACAGGTGCTTGGTGCAAACAAGGGGATTACGTTATGTTTCGTGCTAATTCAGGTACAAGATTTAGGATAGGTGGTACAGAGTACCGTCTTATGAACGACGATTCTATAGAAGCTGTTGTTCCCGATCCTTCTAGCATAACCAGAGTATAAGGAGTCATTATGCCATTTCAAAAAGTAGAATTTGAGTTTCCTACCGAAGAAGAAACTAGCACAGAAATTGAAATAGAAGGATCTAGTGCTACTAGTCCGTTCGATGAACCGGAAGAAGTTTTACATGGAACAGAGGAGGTTTCACATGAAGCAGAAGCACAAGATGCAAGTCTGGATAGTGAAGACGACGATGAAATTGAAATCGAAGTGGTCGATGATACGCCTCAAGCTGATCGAGGCCGTAAAGCGACTGAACCTCCAGAGGATGTCACTGACGAAGAACTTGAAGACTATAGTGATAAAGTTCGTAAACGGATTAAACATTTCAGTAAGGGTTACCACGATGAACGCCGAGCTAAAGAAGCTGCTGAACGAGAGCGTCAAGAGCTTGAGCAAGTGGCGCAACGCCTTATCGAAGAGAATAAAAGCCTTAAAGGGACTGTAAGTAAAAACCAAGAGGCACTTTTAGAGCAAGCCAAACGTACAGCGGCAGGAGAGATGATCTTAGCAAAGCGTGCGTACAAGGCGGCTTATGAAGAAGGAGATTCTGACAAACTGGTTGAAGCACAGGAAAAAATGACAAGTGCTAAAGTGAAATCAGATAGATTATCTGAAATGCAGCCAGAGGCTTTACAACCATCAGAAATTCCTGTAAAAATAGAAGAAACACAGGAATCTTACGCTCCAGCACCTATTATAGACGAACGCGCAAGCAGTTGGGCAGCTACCAACAAGTGGTTCGGGCAAGATGATGAAATGACAAGTTTTGCGCTGGGGTTGCATAATAAACTTGTCAAAGAAGGGGCTAACCCCCAAACTGACGAATACTACGAGAAGATTGA